GGAGTTATTGTTGATCACATAGTACACACCATCGTCAGCGTAAAAATTGGATGCTTCACCTTCTGCATCGATAGACAGCGACACTGCACCGGGAATGCGAACCGGCTTTGCAAAAGTCGGCACACCTTCTTCATCATAAGAGGTGATTTTTGCATAGTGAACTTTGTTCAGACCGAATTTTACCTTGTTTTTCTCCATTGCCATATAGATCAAACCTCCATCTCATAGAGTACTTCATACAATTCTTCCGAATCAATGAATGTTTCTGTTTTTGTATAATAAATCTCGTGCTGGGAAAGCACTGACTCCACCTGTTCTTCCAATTCCGGCTGCTTTTTGTCTGTGTACAATTCAATGTCCAGCTGTTTGCAACTGAAATATGCCAAATTATCTGCCGAAAACGTATTCTCTCCGGGAGATAAGAACAGCAGAAAAGGCGGTGCAGGACTTTCGCCCTCGGCAAAATGATGGTAGGCGAAAGGCAGTCCCATCTCTTCCATCATTTCTGCGATTTGTTCGTAGGTCATGACAAAGCCCCCTCGATTAAATGCTCCAACAACTGCACACCGTTTTCTTCTGCAGGAGCAATATGCGGTTTGCCGGATACCCGACCACCGCCATGCTTTGCATGCCCCTTTTCCAGAAGATGTGCCAGTTGATATCTGTTTTTAGAATGTACTGTCATCTCCAAAGAGTGACTGTTTTCACCAGTCTTTTTCGTTGTCCAGCTTTTCGCATACTTTCCCGTGTCTGCCGGAGCGTTGGCAGAGATCTCATTTTTCACTTGCGTTGCAGACTTCCGAACTGCTTTTTTCATAGCGGTATCTGCAAGGTCTGCATATTCCTGCAAGCCCTGCATGATTTCTTCTGCAAGATTGTCAATACTGGTCATTTTGCCCTGCCTTTCTGGCTTCTGCAGTAAGTTTCAGATAGTCCTTGTGCAGATAATCCGGTGTCATACTGGTGATGTCATAAATGTTCCCCTGAAACAGGATGCGGTTGCCTGTTACAGACGGTATCCAGTTTCGGCTTTGCCGAATGAGAAACTCCAGCTTCTGCGTTTCCTTGGTTACGCCAGCGTCCGTATTTTCTACGGAAGATTTCAAGGTTGCCCTTGCCCAACAAGAAAACGTTTCGTCCCACACAGCGGTGTGATTGCCGATTTCATCGGTAACGACACGATTCTCCAGAAAGGTGATTCGCTGATTGAGTGTTCCAATTTCCATCAAATCACATCCTCTCGCTGTGCAAACAGCATGGCACGAAGCGTTAACGTCAGCTTGGAAAAGTCTGCGGTATTGCGGTTTTCATAGAAGTAAGAAACCGTGTAGAGCATTGCTGTTCGTACCACATCTTCGTTTTCTGAAAAGCGTTCCTCATCCATTCTTCCCACATCCATTACCAGCTGTTTTGCAGTTGAAATAAGGGAGAGCAACAATGTATCGTCATCTTCAAAATCAATCCGCAGATACTGCTTGACTTCCTGTAAAGTTACCACCCACTCCAACCCCTTTCTCTGATTACACTTTCATGCCAAGCGTCTTTACAGCTTCGGTCAGAATCAGTCTGCCATCGACACGCTGAGAGGCGAGGAATCCAACCTGACCATTCATTGCAAATACTTCATTCAGTCGCTTAAAGGAGCGTCCCTGACGGTCGCCGATCCAGTAATAGCTGAAATCGCCGAAAGCGAGACACTTTGCACCTGCCTTGATTTCCGGCACATAACTGGAAGTGTAGTACGGACGATTGAGAATGGTATCCGGTACGCCAGCCTGTACAGACGGATTCCAGATGTAATTGCCAGTGCTGTCCTTCAGCTTACGAAGTGCCTTTACTGTGGAATCGTTCAGTACCCATACAGCTTTCTTCCGATACGGGCTTCTCAGAGAATAGAACAGTTCCAGAACATCATCGAAAGTGATATTTGCAGTGCTGGTTGTTGCCCCGCTTTCTGCACCGCCCGTTGCAGCGAAGATACCGGTCGGCTTGCCCTTGCCATCACCAATGAAGAATGCCTCTTCTTCCTTTGCACCGATTCTTCTTGCAAATTCTTTTGCAATATAGGACGGCAGGTCAAAAGCAGCATCATTCAGCAGTTCCTCAGAGATCTTAATTGCTGTGCCAACCTTGTACGCACCGAGGGAAGCCTGTCCAAAGGTATCGTCAGACAGCTTATATGCGTCCTCCTCATCCATCCAGGCAGCTTCGCCCTTAGAAGTAACGATGGGAATCTTTCGATCACCAGAGGAAGTTTTGATGACGGTTGCCAGCTGCCGGAAAATGTTTTCTTCGGTCAGGGCTTCCACCAGTTTTCGTTCAAATTCATCCGGCACAAGATAGCCACCCTCAGTATCTGTACCAACCTGCAGGTCGTTTCGGACATCGTAAAAATTGCGGTTGCGAATGCTGTTCCAGAAAGCAGTACGGTATTCGTCAGATGCAATCCCTGTCTTGGTATCGCCGTGAATGGATGCGTTCGGCTTGTTCTGAATCGGCGTAGAAGTGGGCTTGTTCATCTCCGCTTCAATCTGAGCCTGTCGTTCCAGCCGCTGGATTTCCTTGCCGTATGCCACGATCTGCTGCTCCATGGCATCGTATGTCTTGCTGTCCTCTTCCGAAAGCAGACCGCTTTCATTTCGCTTGGAATCCAAAAAGTCACGGGCAGTATCCCATGCCTTGCTTCTTTTTTCTCTCAGTTCCTGAATTGTCATAGTATCAGTCCTCCTGTATTTTTAATATTTCAAAAGCTCCAGCCGCTTGTCCAATTGGTTGATCGGCGTGCCTTTGGATGCAGTTGCAGAAATCTTCTGCAGAAAAGAATCCAGCGTTTTGGATGGTGTGTACAGCATGGATGCTGTGCTTTCCCTCTTTTTCTCATCCGGCTCTTCTTCCGAAGATTCCTCTGTTTCTTCATCTGGTTCTTCTGGAACAAACGGATTCTTTTTAGAAAAGAGAATGCCGTCTACAAATCCCAGCTGCAATGCTTTTTCTGCATTCATCCACGTTTCTTCATCCATCAGCCTTGCGATCTTATTACGGCTGAGATGCGATTTTTCTGCATAGGCATTGATAATGGATTCCTTGACTTCATCCAGAAGTGCGATGGCTTTCTCCATATCTGCCTTGTTGCCCATGGCACAGGTCATCGGATTGTGGCACATCAGCATTCCGGTCGGTGAAATCAAGGTTTCTTCTCCAGCCATCGCCACCACGGAAGCCGCAGAAGCGGCAATGCCGTCAATCTTGACCGTGACCTTGCCCGGATGGTTTCGGAGCATGGTATAGATCTGACTAGCGGCAAACACATCGCCGCCCGGCGAGTTGATAAAGACGGTCACATCACCGCTGTGTTTTTGCAGTTCCGAGCGGAACATGGCAGGGGTGATGTCATTTTCAAACCATGTACTCTCCGCAATCGCACCGTACAAATACATCTCCGATGCACCGGTTTCTTCGTTGCGTACCCAGTTCCAGAAACGATTATTCTTCATGGGTCGTTTCCTCCTTTTCATTTTTCTTTGCAAATGCACCTGCATCAGCAAGTTTGGTGAAGCTGCCGTTTACGAGATACAGATTGCCGCCCAGTTCTTCCGGTACCAGATTCATATCCTCCAGTTCCCGAATGTCATTGGTGGACATCCAGCCGTTCTGTCTGGCGGTAGCATAGCCCTGCATTCTGGAAGCGTAGTCACCACGCAAAAGCCCCTCTACATTGAATTTGATGAAGTATTTGCCTTTCTCTGAATCGGAAAGCAGATCTTTCATCATACCTTGCTCCCATCGAACGATCCATGGGTCAAGACTGTACTTCACGAAATCCAGTGATAAGTGTTCCACATTGGAAAATGTGGCATGGTCTAAATCACCGATCATGTGGAGCGGCACTCGATACAGTCGGGCAATTTCCTCAACCTGAAACTTTCTGGTTTCCAAAAACTGTGCTTCATTGTTGGGGATGGAGATCGGTGTATACTTCATGCCTTCTTCTAAAATTGCCGTATGATGCGAGTTGGAGCCACCATAGGCACGCTGCCAAGCATCCCGCACACGCTCTGGATTTTTGATGACTCCCGGATGTTCCAACACACCGGA